TTCCAGAAAACTTATGCAGAATATTTAATAGATCAATATAGGGAGTATTCAAATGCTTAATTTAGAGTGTGATTTTTGTAATGTGTTTATTGAAAATGATGGAGAGGGTTCTGCTTTTTGTAATGGCTCTGCTTTCAGTAACGTTGGAGTTGATGACAGAATTGCTTGTCCAGATTGTGTAGATTATTTAAACGAGGGAGAGTGTGATGCCTAATCATTGTACAAACGAAGTGTATATAAGTTTCAAGGATCGAGGAACGACAGAAAAGTTTCTTGAATTTGTAAAAGGCAAAGACGAAAGAGGATATGAAGTGCCTTTTACTTTTAACGCAATCGTACCACTACCAAATGGTAAATGGGATTACAATTGGTGTAGACATAATTGGGGTACGAAATGGGATGCCTACAAACATTCAGAAGAAGTTTGGGTAGATGTAGAAGACGATCAAATTATAACTATGGAATTTTTTACTGCATGGGGACCTCCTACTCCTATTTTAAAAAAGATCAATGAAAAGTTTGGCGATAAGATTCAGTATTGCAGATGGTTTTATCGTGACGAGGCAGACATGTTTTGTGGTTATCTTGACGTAGATGTGGGGATGAACCATGAGTAAACTCAGACATGTAGATTTATGTTCTGGAATTGGTGGGTTCAGCTTAGGATTTTCTTGGGCTGAACTATCCAAGACCATCATGTTTTGTGACACAGAGAAGTGGTGCAGACAAATACTCGCAAAGAATTTTCCAAATACACCAATAGCTACAGACGTAAAGGAGTTAGCAAATGACCCAGAAAGACTTGTTCCCAACCACGATATCCTCACGGCAGGATACCCATGTCAACCATTCTCAGTCGCAGGACTTAGGAAAGGAGAAGAAGATGACCGCCACATCTGGCCGTACATCTTTAGAATTGTTACATTCAAAAGACCCTCTTGGTGCGTTTTCGAAAACGTTTATGGTCACGTTGCCTTGGGTCTCGACAAAGTGTTATCTGACATGGAAAACCAAGGCTACGCCACAAGGACGTTTATTGTACCAGCTTGTGCCAAAAATGCGCCCCATAGGAGAGACAGACTCTGGATCGTCTGCAAGAATGTGGGCGACTCCTCGAGTGGGGGGCGAGGAGAGTTTCGAGTCAGCGAAGAAAAGGTTGGGGGAACAGAAAGCGAAGAAGCACAATCTATTCGCACAAGTTCAACACGAACAACTATGGGCGACACCCAATACAATGGATCATCTACCACCCAGATCAGAGGAAGCAACGAGGAAGATGCAAGAGGGTCACAGAAAGGGGAGATCCAAGCCAAGCAATTTGAGGGAGCAAGTGGACGAGGAGACCATGAAACTATGGCCTACACCAAATGCTTGGGATGGGAACAGAGGACCGAGATCCAAGGAGAATTTGATCGAGAAGAACCATCAGATCAACTTGATTTCAGCAGTGAAGGACGCAGAAGATCCAGAGCCAGTTCACATGTGGCCAACACCAATGGCGAGGGATTACAAGGGATCGAGGAAACCAGAGACACTAAAGAAATCTGGAAGGACTCCAACGAACTCTTTACCGGACATGGTGGAAAATCGAATGTGGCCAACACCAACAGCCAACGAACATCACGCAGGATATCCAGGAATGAAAATGCAAAAGATGTTAGGCAATCATCCAGAATTAGGGAAGACGAAGGGATCTGGTTCTCTGAACCCAACGTGGGTCGAGTGGCTCATGGGATACCCAAAAGGGTGGACAGACTTAAAGGACTAGGCAATGCAATCGTTCCACAAATTGCCATGCAAATAGGATTAGCAATTAAGAGTGAAATAAAAGAGGAGTAACAAATGAAAAAAATAAAACCAATAACATTATATGCAGAAGCTGTTAGATGGATAGACTCTAAAAATTTTCTTGGAAAGACTTATAGAGATAAACCAGCAGTTTTAATGGACACGGATGGTTATGAGGTTTTTTGTAAAGCACAAATCGTTGGGCGAGAAAGTGTTAAGATTGAACATTGGTATGAAATAGAGAAGATGCCATCTAATCGTAAACATAGTATACCCTTTGAAGTAATCAGAATAGTTCCAAACTCTCATTTAACGCCAGAACAATATAAAAATAAACAAAGTGGGGAACAAGAGCCGCCAAAAGAAAAGGATTGGGAAGAAGAAATCCTAGCTTTATTTAGAGAAGGTCATTACATTGCTTTACGTAATACAGATATCCATGAACTTTTGTTAGACAACACGAAACGTGAAAGAGATTACAGTACAGAAGAAAGAAAAAAGTATAAAGAAATAGGTACGATTACCAAAAGAATGCACAATAATGCAAAACTGTTTCGTTTATCGTTATCTAGGGATGGTAGACAAAACAATTCTTCACATGTTTTTTATGGAGTAGATCCAGATGCTGTGTTGAGTAAGATAGAGTACAGAGGTCATCTAAAGTTGGTACAACCAACCGAACAAGAGACAATTTATTCTTTAAAAAATACTAAGTGGGATAAAAGCAATGGATGAAGAAAAGAAAAGATGGCAAGAAGAAATACAGGCAAGGGATAAAGACATAAGAAAAAAGATGGAAGAGGAATTTGGTATACATAAATTTTATGATAAGAAAAAAGAACACGCAAACAGGTGGGCGAACCAACATAGATGGAGAAATGGAGGTAGACATATACCAGAGGCACTTAGAACTTTTTTAAAAGGAGAAAATAAAAATGGCAAAACCAAGTCTAGGTGAGGAGTATGCTTTGAAACATCTTAGGAGTGAGGTGGATAAGTATCAAACGGATTGGCTGAGGGATAAAGATCCTAATGCAGAGAGTAAACTGGCAATAGCCACAGAAGAATTAAAAGAATACATAACTAATCTTAGAAAGAGAGGAATAGATATATGAACGAAGAAGAAACAAAACAAATACTTGTAGAGTATTTGACTGATAGTGGTAGTGCATTTGCAATCACTGAACAAGGAGATCAAGTCTTTCTATCAGAACGACTCGTAACTCGCATGGATGTGCAGCCAGGAGATATCTTTGATGCACATGTCTTGCTAAATTATGCAGACAAGAGAGACATGATCAAGTATCGAGCCATGAGAGTAAAAGCTGCTACTAATATTGCACCTATATTTCAGGATGCTTGACTCCTACAAACAAGTTGTTTATAACAAAGCTACAACTGAAGGAGATTGAAATGAAAAAAGACGCAAAAAAAGAACAACCATTTAGAAATGTGGCTTTGCTCCCGGATGATCACCAAAAGTTAAAAGAACTTGCAGACTTGGATCAAAGAACTATGACAAGACAACTATCTGTAATCATACGCAGAGAATTTCAAACGTTATTGAAAAGCATGAAATGAAGTCTAATGTTTGAAGGAATGGTTGTAGGAAAACAAGTAGTCTTGTATAGTATGTTGATGATGTTTAATTTTGAGACTGAAGCAGACTGTGAAGCTGCTTCAAAAATTGCTCACAAAGATGCTTATGTAGAGGGTGGATGTTGGAAGTCTTTTAAATATGTTCACGAACCAATACCGGGGAGACCGGATGATTTGTGGAGAAATGTTAGTGGAGGCAGAGAATGACAGTTAGAGAAGAAATTATATTACAATTGAAGATGGGAAATGGAACTTGCAGACAACTTTGGGATCGCACAGATCTGAAGCTTTCTACGATTCGCACGGTTATATCCGAGCTTAGAGTTCAAGGTATCGTAGTGAACAAAGAAAAAGTTGGAAGAGAAAACGTTTGGAGTTTGGTAGAAGATGCTATGTAATAGATGTGGACATGAAGGAGACCCGGACTATGTTCATGGTCATGTCCAGTGTAAGATATGTAAACAAGTGATTGCTGATTGTTGCCAAGGTGAAGTCTATGATCCTTGGACAACAAGATTAAATCTATCCGAGTTTGAAAAAATAGAAGACAAGGGTTGAGATAAGTGATACAATTATCATTTCATACTTTACCCTCCTAGATTCCCCATGCCTGTGGGAATCCAACTAGGGAAGGTTCTCTCCATGACCTTCCCTTTTTTTATTCTAAAAACATTAACGCTAACGCCGTTAACGTGATTTAAGTTCGTTAGACTTACCCTTCTTACCTTTTAATAATCTTTCTGGCTCTTTCGAATAGCCACGTATTTGTGTAACGTTGTTACGTTTCATATATTTTAAAAAGGTTTGAGCTATTTCTGGAGACAATCCAGTTACTTCTGTGATCGCGGCAGACGCATTTTTTAAATTAGTCCAACCTTTTTTGTAATCACATACTACTTCTATAAATTGTTCTTGGGTTTTAGATTTAGCCATTGTCTTGCCTCTTCTCCTAATACTTTTGCACTTAAATTAATTTTGTTTCGTAGTGATTGTACAATCTTCTCATCTATCGTTCCTTCAGATATCAAATCAATATAAGTTACAGAGTTCTTTTGACCTATTCTGTGACATCTATCCTCTGATTGCATTCTTGTGTCTAAATTAAAATCATTCGCATAATAAACAACAAGGTTAGCTTGTGTCAAAGTTAATCCATATCCAGCAGTGGCAGGATTACCTACAAAAAATCTTAATGTATGATCTGGATTTTGAAAGTTCTCAATAATTCTTTGTCTTTTATCATCTGGTGTATCACCAAAGAAAGATGCAGCAGATGCAGGTCCAAACTTTTCATTCAAACGTTTTGTTATTTGTATAATATCGTATCTGAATCTGGACCAGATGATCGCTTTACCATCATGTTCTTCTAGTATCTCCTCCAAGGCATCCATTCTTTTAGATGGAAAGTAAACCATTTCTCCTTCATCTGTTTTCAAATGACCGGACATAACTTGTTGGAGCCTTAACATTTGTGTGATGATAGCTGGTGCTGTTACCAATTCACCACTGTCAAGAAGTATCATTGCTTTCTTTTGTAAATCTATATACATACTCATTTGTTCTGGAGTAAGACTTACATATCTAGCAGTATAAAGTTTATCTGGTAAATCCAGACAATCTTTTTTCAACACACGATATGAATGTAGATCAAGGAGCGAGGTCAGATTATCGAGGTTTCGGTATCCAACTACTTGTTGAAACGAATGTGCTCCCATAGATCTTCGATTGATAACTGCATACATACCTTGAAAGCTATAATAATTTTCATGTCCTAATAATCCTGGGCGTAGGAACTCACACTGTTGATAGATATCAAGAGGAGATTTTGTTATTGGAGAGCCAGTTAATATTCTTTTGTACTTGAATTTCTCTGAAATCTTTACTAAGTTCTTAGAGCGTTTGGCCTTGTGGTTTTTGATTGTCGTTGATTCGTCAATAGCTATAAGACCAAAGCTGCCAAACGCACCAGCCAACCAATTACCTGCCTTCTTTCCTTTGATAGTTGAAAAAGATTCAACGTTCATAACAAAGATAGTCAGACCGAAGAAAGGTTTCTGGACCGAGTGCATTTCTTTTTCTTGTTTCTTATTTGGATTAGCGACCCACCGAATCACTCTATGTGGTACATCATCAGAAAGATGTTCTGGTATTTCTTTGGCTACCCAGTTCCGATATACACCCTTAGGTGCTATGATGAGAGCAAAGTTTACCTCACCTCTAGTAAACAACATACCAAGTTCATCTATTAATACTTTAGATTTACCGGTTCCCATCTCCATAAAGTATCCATACTCCCTTTTTCCAAAAGCTTTGCGTAGTGCAATTTCCTGGTGTTCGTATGGTTTTGTTTTAAAATTATATTTATTGCTTGACATTCTGTATATACCTCCATTAAACTCCACATTACGGATGACGAAATGATTTGTCAATCCTTATCTGAAACAAAACAATGGAGTGTTTAATGAATACAGATACAAAAATATTTGATGACATGTTTGATGTGGCTGGTGCATTAAAAGATGTGAATGTTGAAGCCAGTAAAGATCTAAGCACCTTGGTATCTCAACTTAAGGAGATTGAGGATGCTATTGAAGCGTGTGAAAATACACTCAAAGATCTTAAGTATCAAAAGACAAAGATTGAGGAGCAACACATTCCTTCTTTAATGGAAGAGATGGGTCAGACCAAGGGTACTTGGAATGGTGTTGAAGTAAAGCTTGTACAAAAAATTGATGCAAGGATTACGGAGGCAAATAAAGAAGCTGCATTTGCATGGCTCCGAAACAATGGGCATGATGGTATTATTAAGAATGATGTGACCATGTCTTTTTCAAAGGGTGAAGATAATTTAGCTGGAGATGCTATAGGATTGTTGAGAGACAAAGGTTTTGATCCAGTTCAAAAAACTTCGGTTCATGCAAGTACATTAAAGAGTTTCATCAAAAATGGATTAGAGAAAGGTATATCTTTAGATCTTGATTTGTTGGGAGGTTATGTAAGAAACGTTGCTACTAT